TTCTTCGTGTAGTTCTCGAACAACTGCCTAAACAGTTCGTCCCCTTGCAACGCCTCTTGCGCCTTCGGGTTGCGCCCAATAATTTCCTGCGCGTACTGCATCTTGGTCTGCGCCGCCGGGTCGTTCTCCGTGTAACTGGCCTCGTTGCCCAACATCATCTGCCCAATCTGGCCCTTCACATCCTCGTACATCTTCTGCGAAGCCGGGGCTTGGTCAATCACAAGTTCCTCCGCAATGTCGGGACTGATCGCCCTCGTAATCATGCCAATCAACTTGTTCCGATCCAACACTCCAGATACGTCCTGTGGCACAACATACTGCGCGATGTTTGAGAGTTTGCTGTTTACGAATTCAGTATCCAGTTCGCGCACATCGAATTTCAGCACGAAATCAAACTGGTACATATCTGATTCTGGAATGATGTTGGTTCCAGTGATGCGGGATATTTCTTCGGGCGACAAGTATTGCAAACTTAACTGAAACATTTGCTGGTATGCCTCTGTCCACACCGTTAACCAGTTATTCACAAGTCGCTGCTGCTTTATCTGCGTCTGCACGGACGGCACTGCTTGGTTCGCCCTGCCGAAATACTCGTCGGCTTGCCGCGACACGGCTTCGATCAAGTTAAACGCTGTGGTGGGTTGCCGCGCCGGGGGCCGCATGAACTCATAGTCTCCAGCCTTCATCACCGGCAACTGCACCGCCGGGCCAACCTTGTTCGCCAACCCCAACCGCTTGTTCACCATGATGGGCGGCAACGTCTCGAAACTCGTCGAGTCGTATATCGAATCTCGTTGAGTCTTGATCTCGTCTTGCCAAGTCTGACAAATCTCCGGCACTCCACGGCTCTCCGTGATGCGACGTTTGAGTTTTTCCCGGCGATATTCCACGAATGGATACCGGCAATGAACGTAGTCGAGTAGTTCGTGCTTCGCATGAATGTCCTCGCCGCCGTCTCCAGTTTGGGCTATCGGGCTGAATATCGTGTAATAAATGCCCGGTATGTTGTTGTCATCCAGTTGGCGGCTATACGCATACACCACTTCAACCAAGTTGTCCTGACGATCAACGTGGTCGGAAGTCATGTCGCTCAACTGCATACTGAAATCGTGGAACTCCGTTGACCGTCCAGCCGTCTTCACTGCGGCCTCAACCCACGCCTCGTTCCAGCCCTCGTCCACAACCTTCGCCCGC